TAATTCACTCGCTATAATTTCAGTCACGTATTCCCCAGTACGATTATCACCCCTATGCACCACTTTTGTCACCTTATAAAATCCCTGTGACTCCGCGGCCCTAGCATTTTCTGCGTTACCAGACGCCGTACTGGTCAATACATCACTTATAATTTGCACCTTTGCGTCAACAATAATACGTGGATTTAAAAGCATACGAGCCTTTACACCGCTATCAGTTACAGAAGGGGATCCAATCATTCCTGTGCCTGCTCTAATAACAAAAATAGTGTCCTCTGACGCTTCACCAAGCTTGCTGAATGATATAACGCCGTCCGACTCAAACCACTGTATGCCAATTGGCTCAAGTATTCTATCAAGCACATCGGATGCACGGCCAGACCACGCAAAGTCGTTAAGCACTTCACTTGTAGGTATTCTGTCAACGCCTGTTACATCTAAATTAAATGCTGGCAAAATATCCTGTACGATTTGTCGCACTGTTACGGCGCCCTCGTATGAACGTATAAACTCAGCATTTGTAATTTTTGTTACATTGCCACCCAGTGTAATAACAGTTACACGGTCAAGGTTTTCTCTGTCACGCTCAACTTTTCTGATGTCGCCATCAAACAATAACGCCTCGCTGCCCTCATAGCCGCCTGTAATACGCAACCTCACGCCCTTTTCACGTATAAGTGTCTCGTTGGACTCGTTAAGGTTATAAATGCGCACAAAGCCCTCTGACGGCTTTGAGTGTGCTTCTTTTTTTATTTCAAGCTGCATGTAAAGGCTTTTTATAGAAACCGCAGAACCATCGTCCTCGCCTACAACAACCTCAAGGGTTCTTTTATACAGTCGCAAATCCTAAATCCTCCAACTCTTCGGGTGTTAGATATACAAGGGAATGCGTAGAGTTCCAAGCGTTGCGGCCAGGCTCTGTAACTGGTGACTCATTAGGCACAGCAATAATATCACCCTCAAATGCTGTAAGTTTGTTTTGTAGCACTGGCGAGTTTGAATTGATGCGCGTACCTTGCACAACCTTTGTGCTGTTTGCAAACTCAAGTGTCATATACCAGCCAGAGCCAATTGTTTGGTACCAAAAACTTACACGCATCAACTGGTTGTTGAGTATAACGGTAAAAATTTGGCTCGCATCGTTTGTTATGGGTATAATTTGCATTATTTTTGTATCCTTATTGTATCGCTAATAAGTGTGTTTTGCTCTGCGGTTGGCTGGTTTGCCTGCTTGCGGCCACCATTAACTTGGCTTGTGTTGTTCGCTGCCGGTCCATCTTGATCAACCCTAGATGGAGGCAGGCGTGTTAGCTGCGTTTCAGCAATCAAAGCCTCTTCAAATGTTATTTTAAATATTAAAGCGTCACCAGTGTCTTTGTTTTTTCTGGCAGTAACGCTTGTAATAAGCATGTTGTCATAAGTTTGCAGCGTTGTAACAACACTTATCGGCTCACGGTCTTCTGCAAGCGCGCGTATGCGGCCCCATGCTTCAATCGGTCGGCCCGGCGCTGGTAAATCAACAAGCGCATCATTGTTTATAAGTAAGTTTGAAACCCAACCCTCAAGGACTAAACGGTCGGGGTTTTTAACTGCGTTATCAGTTTGTGCGCCACCTGTTTCAATAGGAAATTCTGTCTTTGATATGCTCAGGCTATGTGCCTCGTCTGGTATAGCATCGACAATATTTAAAAGCCCAGTAATGAACGTTGTCCCTGTTCCGTATAGTGCAAACTTACTGTTTGCCAATTGTCTTTCTGTTGTCATGCTGCCTACCTCGAAAAGTTGCTATCTAAATCCTGTGCCGTGTTTTGGAGCTGGTCACGCATTGCGCCACTCACGTTTTGTGCAATCTCTCGACTGTCGGCCCCAGGTGCGTTTATTTCAATCTTACCAACACTGGCCGTGTTTGTCTGCTGGTTACTTGAAATAATTGGCGATGCTGTTGTTGCGCCAGCTGGTGCTGTGTTGTTTGCAATAATATCTGTATCACCAAAACCAAGGAAGTCGCTAACCTTGCCAAATATGCCGCCAATAATTTTAAAGCCGTTTGTGAAGCTTTCTATAATATCATCCCAGAACACAGCAAGGGCCGTGATAGCTGCTATAAGTCCAAGCACTCCAAGTGTTATTAAACCAAGTGGGCTTGCGAAAAATGCAGCGTTAAGGATCCCGACGGCAACAGCCACAACTTTTATAATTGCAGCAAGACCTAACAATGCAGGCCCAAGCGCAAGCACAAATGCCATCATGCCTTGTATTATTGGGTTTGCATTTGTCAGCATATCAAGAAACGCTCCAAGGCCGTCAGCAGCTCTTTCAAGGAACTTAGTTAAACCAGCGTCACCAAGTGCAAGCAATAAGCCCTCAAATTTGGATATAACACGCGCCACGGCCCCAGGTAGACCCTTCAATTGTCTGTCAGCCATACGTTGAGCGGCACCGCCTGCACCTTCGTATGCGTCCTCTAGCTTGGCAAGTTCCTCAGTGTTACTTGCAAGAATAAGTGCTTGTGATGTTGCCTCCATACCAAAAATGGCAGATGCTTGAGCGGCACTCATGTTAGCTTTGCCAAGGCGTTCCATAACCTCGTTAAGCTTGCCCTCTTTCATTTTATCAGCAACAAACTTTGCACTGATGCCCATTTCCTGCAGGGCGTTTTTAGATTCGTTTGTAGGTTTGGATAATTTCAACAGCATGGTGCGTAGACCAGTACCAGCAACCTCAGCTTTTAGGCCGTTGTTTTGCATTACAGCCAACGCAGCTGCAGTTTCTTCAAGTGATAAGCCCAACGCTTTTGCAGTTGGTGCTGCCTTGGATAAGGCAAAGCCCATTTCTGATACGGTTGTTTTTGCGGATGCTGCAGCAGCGGCCAGCACATCAGCAACGACGGCTGAGTCTTCTGTCTCAAGTTTAAAGGCGGCCATAATGGATGTTGTAATACCAGCGGCCTCGCCCATACTTAATTGACCAGCAGCGGCCAGGGCCAGAACGCTATTCATGGTGCCTAAAATTTCTGTGGTAGATAAACCAGCTTTACCAAGTTCCGTTTGAGCCTCGGCAGCTTGTGATGCACTAAATGCAGTTTGGCGCCCAAGTTCTTTTGCTTGGTTGCGCAGCTTTAACATATCCTCATCGGTGGCGTTTGTTGCGGCACCCAATGCGTTCATTTGCTTTTCAAAGTCAAGGACGTTTTTACCTACAAGAGCCAAGCCAGCCGTTAATGCAGCGCCAGCCATAGCAACTTGTCCAGCAACTTTATCTAAGTCGCCCTTAAATTTCTCAACGCGTTTTTGTGCGTCAGTTAAACCTTTATCGTCAACCTCATAACCGAGTATCGTAACAAGCCTGTCTAGAACTGTAGCCATCGTTATCTATTCCTTTTTTGTTTCGCCTCTGCCGATTTATGGGCCTTCTTTTTGTTTTCGTATCTAACCGTTAAGATTTCATTCATATCTGCAAAGTCGTCAATGTTAAGTTTGTACATATCAGAAAATGTACACAAACCTGCATCGATTGGCATAGCTATAAACGGAGGTATATTCAACGTTTCCGTTGCCTTAAAGTCTATGCTGGAGCCTGAAGTTTTGACATTAGTGCGGTGAATGAACCTATAAAATTTACAGCTAGCGCCCTTGCAATAACCTCGTAAATAGCAACTGGCTCAAGGTTTTGGAATGCCATGTCCTCTGCGTCAAGCAGGTCCATGTACGATTGCGCACCGTTGCCTTTAAATTTTGTATTTTTAAATAACTTCAAACGCAGGTCGTCAATAAACTCTGGGTTTAATGAAAGGACTGATTTAATTGCGTCTGATGCAATGTTTTCTTTGTCTTTAATATTTAGAGGTTTATCTGTAGACTTGGTTGTTGCTATTTCGTGTCTAATGCTTTCTAAAACTTTAAACCCAGCCATAGCGTTCATTTTATCCACGCGGAACTTTACATCTTTTATTGTAAATTCTGCTTGTTTAAAATCTTTAATGTTTCCTAGTTCTATCATAATAAACCCCTTAATATTTTATTTTTTAAATGTTTGAACCTGATTGGTCTTCTACAACGCGCTCAAATTCAATTGTGTATTCACGATTACCAACTTCACCTTTACCAAGTGTCTGTCCTAGAGGTGAGTTTACAATAACTCCACGCTCAAGTGAAACAGAAATGTTGTTTGTTTGATCAACAATAATTCCGCTTAATTCCACTTTACCACCATCAAGGATTGTAGTCACAAGGTTTTGGAAAAATTTAACAGATGGGCTGTTAGCCAGAAGTTTGAAAACTACCGGCCCGCCTTTTTCACCTGTGGTTGCAGCAACCATTTTACCGTCGGCACCACGCTTAACAACCGCAAGGTCGATGTTTGGTAGTGATAGCGCGTCCGTATCGTCAGACCACCCTGTAACAGTGTGGCCATTGATTTGTACGCTTGTTTGTTCTAATGAAAATGTCATAATTTATTCCTTAGTTTTCAAAGTTAATATCGATGTCAACGAAGTGTATAGCACCAGAACCTTTTAACCAAATGCGGAAAGGAGGTGATTTACGTTCGTTACGGTCGGACTGTGATTGCTCACTCAATGGGTTGCCAAAGATTAGGTAACCTTTTGGAAGGAAGCCGTCAAAGTCTTGGTTGCCAGTAGTGTTCTGAACATCATCAGTTAATGCTGGTGATAGTTGGCCAGGTGCAATCATGCCGTTGCGCACTGCAGACTGACAAACAATATCCATAGCATTTTGAATTGAAGTCATACCGTCATTTGTCTGTGCAACCTTTGTAGGTGATTGACGTAGTAGGTTATAAACTTCAACCTGTACAGCGTTAACAAACCAGTCAAGGCCGTAACGTACATCAATAAATACTGACGGCTTAAACGTGTAACCTTCAACATAAATATTGTCGCCAGAAAATGGTGCGTAAAAGTTTACTAATTTACGGTCAAGCTCTGTTTGCTGTGTTGGTGTAATGTTATCAGCCAAGGTCCCAGGTAGTTCTTTAAATTTACCTGTGATGATTGTGTTGCGGCCAGCAAAATTAACACTTGAGAAACGGCCAGCAATTGACAGTGATTTATAATCTTCTGTCGCTGAGTACGTTCCGAATGTGCGCTCTGGTGCAAGTGCTGCTAATTCAGCAAATGTTGATGCTGACTCACCTGTTGTTAATACCGCTGCATCGTTAGACTCAGCACTAAACATATAAGGGTTTGGAGCAGCCCATGCTGAAACATCTTCAACAGTTTGCGTATCGTTCAAAGCAGCTTCAAGTGTAATGAAGTACCAGTCAGCGTTTAGTAGTAGGATGGCGTTTAAAGCTTCCTCAACTGTTTCTGCATCAGCACCTTGCTGGAATACAATAGCGCCTGCTGCTGTAGATAGACCAGTTAAGTCCTCAACTGGCGTACCAGAACCTGCTGCAGAGGCAACAGTAAGTGTTGCAACGGCACCAACCACTGAGTTTGTTGTAATGTCAAAGCCACCAGAAAGAACGTTGAAAGTTACGATACAGTCTGTAAGACTTGCATCGGCACCAGCGCGCAATACTACTTGTAATGCTGTTGCTACGTCTGCAAATGATGTTGCACTTGAAAAATCAAGCCCTGTAAAGTCTTCACCGTTAATTTGTAGTGAGCCTGTTGTGATTGCCTGCAAAGCAGTAAGCAAACCAGTTGTGCCACCGTTTGAGATAGCTGGTGCATCAGCATCAATCCAACGTGCAATAATTAAATTGCGTGGGAATGGTACTTGTTGGAAATACACGTTTGCCGCCTTGTATGGCTCTGTTGCTGTTCCAAAAACGCTAGACACGTCAGAAAACTGAGTGTTAACGCTTACACGGCCAGGGCCTGTTGACAATGTTGTGTCCGTTGTTAAAAACAGCGGAATACCAAACACACGTCGTAGCAACCCCTGTGGAGTAATACTTGCACTTACTCTTACAATGCTATTTACATCTAATGACATTTTTTAAAATCCTATTATTTGTTTTAATTCTAAGACAACACAAAAAGTTTTTCAACTTTATTGATCATCCACTGTTAAATCTGATTCGAGGTCTTCCTCTGCAGATTCCCTTACACCGATCTCAACCGCGCCAATTTTATTGACCTGTTGTGTGAGCGTTTCGTTAAACCTGACTTCAATTTCTAAGGCTGCACGCTCTTCGTACTTGCCATTTATTTTGTTATCAAGCTGTATTACATCCCCTGACTGTTTCCAGCCAAGGTTATTTTTTTGCAAAAACAATTCACCAAGCGGTGTATGTGCATATTGCCTAAAAGCTTTTGCTGCGTCGCGCGCGCCTGTACGGTAAAACTGAACCGAATAGGTGGCAATGCGCCAGCCATTTACTTTAGTGTCTATTACAGTGTCGTCTCCGTCAACTGTTATATATTTTTTGGCGTCAATTCCTACCTGCGCATTTGCCATTTGCAGCACTGTTGCGTATAGGCCCTTTGGAGCTGGTGCGTTATCGTTTCCTGGAATAACTGCGTCAGAAGCAATACCAGAACCCTCAGAAACGAAGGCTCGCATAATTCGCTCAAGTTCCTGTGTTGTTGGACTAACTGTCATCTTGGCCCCCTAACCTTACGGCTACTATGTTTAAATGCCCATGTCTGGCAAAGTCCGTTACATCAACAATAATGTATTCCAAACCGTCATATATAACTATATCAGCATTTGTTTGGTTTGTCCCAACTCGCAATGCTTTTGCAACATTATCGTCGGTGGTGGCTACAAATACACGTATACTGTCAGTAATGCGGTTACCTGCTGGCAATATTTGACGCACCTCGTTGCCATCCGCCAAAGTTAAAGGCTCAACACTTGCATCATACGGCGTGTCGCCTGTGGCCCCAGGTACATATTCACCAAAAGTGTTACGACCGCCTGCAGCTTCCTGCCTAATTACAATTGATTCTGTAAGTAAACCGTTGCGCATCATGCGCCTTGCTGAAATTATACCTAAACGTGTTGTCATTATTTCACCTTATACGTTACTGATTGTCTCATTTTACCGCTATCAATAAGTGGACTGCTGGAGCCTTTTTTCTCAATGGTGGCAGCTTTGTTTGCTGGTGATGTCATATCCGTAATAGATTTTTGCACCTCACCTTGAAATAGTATGCCGGACCGGTCGGCGATTGTACTTGTAATAATCATATTTTTTGGATCTATGCTAAATTTTAACATGCGCAGCAGCTTTGCTTTTACAAGTTTATTTGCCATGCGAAAAAATGGACGTTCTGGTATGCCGCCCTCTGCGTAACCAAACTCTTGAATTGCTGCAACATGTGCAACTGGTGTGCCGTCGTCGTATGCTGCGTCCTCAAAGAAGCCAACCTCTACGCTTTGCTTGCCGCCTTTTAAAGCTGTTTTAAGCAATTTGTTAAGTTCTTTGCCGCCTTTAAATTTAACGTTTCTGGCCATTAGTAGACCCTTGCTGTAAAGGCCCTGGATGCACACTTGTTTCTGAATTGAATAAATAAACGACCGTATTTTGTCGTCGTGTAGAATGTGTCGGCAGCTTTTCCTGCCTGTGTTTTGTAGGTAACTGTTTTTTGTCCAATTTTCTCGGACGCTACTTCACCCATACCGCCGTCGATACCATCAACGCCGTCTTGATCTTGAGCAAGCGCGCAAAGGTGGGCCGTTAAGAACACCACTGCTTTGCAACACCCACAAAAGATAGCGAGAGCGTCTCCAATATAAAGCTCAACCGTAGCATCAGGCACAGAGGCGAACTCTGGGAACCTGATACGAAATTCTGCTAAAATATCTTCAACGCTACATGCCATGTGACTTACGCCTCCGCTTCGTCTTCGAGGTCAGCTAAATGCTCCTCGATACGTGTGCGCAGTGTATCTTCACCGATAGCAAAGTTGTACTTAACGCCAAGCTTATCAGCTTCGACCTTTAGTTCATCCTTGTTCAGTTTAGACAAGTCAAGTTTTTCAACTTCGTCTGAGTCACCTTCACCGCCAGTAAGTTCAGCTGTTTCAGCATCGCTTAACTGTTCAGTTTCAGGATCATCAAGATCAACGTTGTCGCCGTCAACAACTTCGAAGTCAGCGTCTTGAGCATCATTACCCATGCCAGTCACTTTAAGTGAGTGTTCAAGGTAATATTTACCAGCCGCACGGCTACCGAAGCGCTCAAGCGCCTCAGTAGAAATTTCTTCCGTACGTCTAGGGTTAATCGTAACACCATCAATAATAAGTGGTGTTTCAGATGTATTTGTTACTAAAGCCATCTTTATACCTCCTATTAAATATCGTCAACGTAGCGCATAGTGCCAGGACGTTTAACGTTAAGGCCAGACACTTTATACTCAAGAGGAGCATCAACTGTGTAACCGTGGTTGATAGTTGTGATAACGCGAGGCATCATCGGGATAGCCATTTCCATAACTTTAACGTCATTGAAACCAACTAGCAGACGAGCAGTGCTACCAGCACCAGCCGTTGCAAGTTCAGCAACCTGCTTAATCATAGGCTTTTGGCCTGTCATTTGCGTCCAAGTGTTGTACTGTGAAACAAAGTCCCAAACAGTCTTGTTAGCGTCTGCAGCAATGTTAGTTTCCGTAACAAGTGCAAACTGATCGATAGGAAGATAGATCGTTAGACCTTTCTTAATAACGCGACCAACAATTTCGTTTGTTGATTTAATTACAGCTGTAATTTCCGCTTGGATAACTTTAACAAGTGCCTCTGCAGACAATGTTGACCAGTTAGCAGCAGCTGTTGATGTTGGAATACCTGAAAGGTTAGTTAAGCCAACGAAGTTGCGTGCAGCATCTCCAACTAAACCAACTTTTTCGATGTGATCCATCGCACCAGTTGCAGCAGCGTCGATAGTTTCGCTGTCAAGTGGGATACCAGTAAAGGCTGCGCGACGCAGGTCTTCAATGCTCCACTTGGCAACAATACCAGCGTACTCGATAGAGTAAGGAACGTTACGAGCAGAGATACCAGCGCCAGAAGCGTTTGTACCGTTGTTCTCGATGAATGAACCTTGGCCAGCTTTATCTGTTACGCGATAGCTGTATGTTGTCGCACCTTCTGGTACGTTTGTCACGATTGGGATCAACTCGTTTAGACGGAAGTCTAAGTAAAGTGTTTCCTCAACCTGTGCTTGGATAGCCTGCAAGTTGTTAGTTACAAAACCAACTGCTTGCGCAACTGCTTCAACATCATTAAGAGGCTGTGCAACTGGGTTGTGGCTATCACATAGAGCGTTAAAGCTGTGTGTTTTACCACGTACTGCTAGCTCTTTGTTGTGTGCGTCCATGAAACCACCCTTTTGGATAGCTACTAGATGCCCATAGTCTTTTTGAGACTTACCGAAAATATCTGGCATTTTTTTGTCTTTCTTTTAGGGTTTAACGGATTTGTCCGTTGTTACGAACTTCAACAATTTCACCATCAGCAGCGCCTTGAACGTCGATGCAGATAATGCTTGCGCGAGGTAGAGTAGTAGCGTCTGATGTTACGGCAGTAGCCTTAATCCAGTCGCCAGCAGCTTCGTCGAATACAAGTGCATCGCCGAACTCTAGAGTTTCACCAGCAACAACATACATTGCGCCAAGTAGTAGGAACTTACCAACCGTGTCAGCTGCGATAACAACTTCCTGGTTTGAGTTAGCGCCTGCAGGCGTGCTGATTGTTGTTTGTAGTGTACCTTTATCAGTACCAACAATGTGAGTTACTAGCAAGCGAGTTGCAGCATCCACTGGTTTGATAAATTTGTTTGTAGTTGAATCGTAGTACACACCTTCGCCTGGACGTAGTTCAACGCCAGCAATGCCAGTGTCGAATGCGTAAGGGGCGATAGGACGTGCAAGATCACCAACAAAACCTTTTTGCTGATACTTGTTATATACGCTTTGAATAGTCATATTCTATTTTCCTTCATTTTCAAGTTCACGCGCTTCAAGACCAGTCATAGGAGCTGAAAGGCTACCTTTACTGCTGTCTTTAACACTTGCCATTTCAGCCGCTTTATCAGCAGCCGCTTTACGGTCGACATTGATTGTGTCAAGTACGCCCATCAAGTAACCATCCGACTTAGTTTCGATGTTTTCAACATCGTCTTTAAGTGCTGTTTCTAAAATTTCACGGTTCGTCATTTTACTAACGTCTGTGTCTTTTAGATGCACTTGGCAGTCGGTAACCAACTTAACGCGTACGTTAACAGCGTCGTTAAGGGCAGTTTCAGCAGCGTCTTTTTTAGACTCTTCCTTGTCGCCTTTATCTTCGTCGTCGTTATCGTCTTCGTTTTTGTCAGCAGCTTCTTTTTCAGCTTTTTCAGCAGCGGCTTTTTCAGCGTCTTTTTCGGCTTCGTCATTTTTCTTCATTACAGCGGCAAGTTTTTCAACAAGGTCCTCTGCTTTAAGTTCTACAGCAACCTTTTTACCATCAGCGTCGATGATGCCAGCGTCTGTAAGAAGCTTAATTATTTGCTCTTTAGTCATGTCATTTCCTTTATCTAGGATTTTTACATTTGGGCCACATCGACCACGGTCTACGATAGCAAGGTGATTTATAATCATCGGGCCATCAAACTTGAATTGGTACTCATTTCCTTCATGTGTGCCTAACTCTTCAACTAATGTTGCGAGGTAGCCTGCACTCGTTTCTACGGTACCGTCTTCAATTTCTTTTATAACATTTGCGTCATTTATAATGACCTTTGCACCGAGGCGCGTGTTATCTATTGGTTCAACTGTCTCACCAATCGTGCCTGCTGTCAAATGTTTGTAATTTTCAGCTGTAACATCTTCGTCTGGGTGTTCACGCGTAATAGGTTTTAATTTTGCAGATGCAATTGTGTCTTTATGAAAAACTGTCTCTGCTGGCCTGAACACGCCAACAAGGTCGTTAGTGTCCAAGCCAAACTGCTTGCCGCTGTAATACTGCACACCAACACATGTAAGTGCCGCGGTAGCTTCTAAGAAGCCCTCACGCGTTTTGTTGCGTGATGATTTAAGCTCAAGTACATCTGAACCTGTAAATTTAATCATTAAAAGTCAACCCCTTCTATTACCGCCTGTGCTACACAACGACACTGAATGCTGTGGCCCGGATGTCCTGAAACTGGTGGCGGCGTTGCCCATTCCTGTTTAGATCCATTCAAGCTTGCGTGGCTCGATCTTACACGCTCGTCGTTTGAAGTTATCCAAACATATTCAGTTATGCCTATTTGCTGGTGCCTTGCTTTTGTTAGCGCCCCAATCGTTTTTGACGTTTGGTCCCTGGCGATAAGTTTGGCTCTACTACCTGCAACATTAAAGCGGTTGTTTAGCGTTTTTATAAGTTTTTGTTCATTAAAGCCGTGCTTTTCGATTGTCTCAGTGACGTGCTTTATTAAATCTCCCTGCAATTGTAACGGAATTGACCTTATAAGTTCAACATTTTCTTTTATTGCCATCATCATTAGCACATTTATTTGACCGTCAATAAATAGTGGGTTGATGCTTACGCCAAGCGCAGAGCGGAAACTGGCCACCATTGCTTTTCTGTGGTAGGCATTTAAATCTGTAATTTGTGCAGTTGCCAGCACAGTTGATGTTTGCTGCAGCGGCCCTTGGATAAATTTATTAAAACGCTGGTCAATTTCTTGAATGAGTTCGCCTTGCAATTGTTCTGCACGCCTAAAAGGACCAAGCATACTGTTATACAATGGGCGCAACACACGTTTGCGTATAGCTTTATCATAACGGCGCTCTTGTCTACGGAGCGGCCTTATAGGTTTTGGCGCCCTAGCCATTACAAGCCCATCCCTGATAGTCCGCCGCCAAGTCCATTCATTGGAGATAGTGGATAGTAGGCTGCACCGTCGTGTTTAAACATAGAGCTACCCTTTTTCTTAGCACCGTCATAAAGCTTGCCTTGTTCGCAGGCTTTGCTAAAACATTTATTACTGAAAGATGGGGCCTTGTTCATATCAATTAGAACCACAATTAAAATAAACACTGCTAAAAAAACTTTAAACATTAAACGCCCTCCTCTTCTTCAACGGCAGCCTCGAATGCGTCAACCTCAATGTTGCCAATACATGCGTCGCCGTCAAGCATTTTGCGTGCCTCTTCCTCATCAAGGATAGGGCCGCCCACGGCAAGCACTGCTGCCTCGACTTTAGTTTTAGCAATATCAGCCTGCTCTTTTTCTGAAATATCCATAAGAGATAAAAACTCGTAAGAAATAACCTCTTTCAAACCAGCATCCTTAGCAAGCACAGTATCCAAAAGCTCAAGCGGCCCTGGAAGTTTTACGTTTTGCATGCTTGCAACGTGTGCAGCATAGTTTTCAAGATCGCTGTCGCCTGTGGCATTCATACCAACTGGTGATTGGCCCCAGAAGCGTGTAGCTGGAATGTCAGCTGCAGCAGATAAACGTTTAGCATAACGATCCATTAAATCAGGTATGTTTGCAAAGTTAACGTGCTGGCGTTCAAATTTATCATTGGCGCCAAGGAATACAGTTCTAAAAATTGACTTGGTACTTGTGAATGTATTGGCCAATTGTGAAAGTGTTGTGTCAGCGTCGCTGTTTGTTACACCGTTTGCTGCGTCGCACTCGCCCTCAAGTGCCTCTTGGAAGTTTTCAATATTAACAACTGGTATTGACGCCTCTTGTGTTAGGTGTGCAACGCCGCTGGCAACAACAGAGTCCTGCTTGATTGACGTCATAACTGGAATAATTTCACTTACACCCCAATCTTGATCGTAAGTATCCCAGCCTGTTGATGATAGTGGGGTCTTACCGTCAAAACGAAGTACACGGCTAGCATGCACCAATATAGTGCCGCCACCTTTTATGTTAATGTGATACATCGAAGGTTTACCAAAGTTTTCGCTAAACGGATCCGTATCGCGTGTGTAAATACTTGCGTCGAAGCGGTCAACAACCAAAATGTTTGTAAGGTCGCCAGGTCTTATGCGGTTAACGTTAAGCGGAAAATCAAGCGGCGCCTCTTTTGTCATAAGGACCAATAAGCCAGTACCGTATAAGCGGCCAGCTTTCATTGCACGCGCTAAACGCTCACGTACTTTGTGTTTTTTCTCTTGCTGCGTCATAACGTCAACGCCACGCTCAGACATATCTGTAAATTTGCGCCAGCGGATAAACATGTCGTCAACTGGGATGTTAATAAATTTTGCTGCAGCCCATGACTCGTTATAAACAGTTTCAAGTGACATGCGGTCAATAAGGCGTGTTGCTACAAAGAATGTGTCCTCGGATTTATCCAGGCCCGACACGCCAAGGCCAGTTGTATCGTTTCTGACACCACCGCCACCAGCGAGGCTGCCGTAACCACGACTTGAAAGGTTGTTATCTTTGACTGGCGTAAGTGCCGTTGTGTCTTTAATACCAAAAAATTGTTTAATTCTGCTCATCGTTTTTCCTTCAATCCTCGTCTAATGTCATATGCAAACGCCATGATACAAGCATCATATCTGTTTGGCGATTCTTTTTTAGGTTGGCCCGGTTTGTGTGGGGCCTTAATAACTATCAGCTTACCAGCGTTGTCTTTATCATACAACGGTTGGGACAGTTCTTTCAACAAACCATTTATATCTTTTATTTTACCGTCAATAAACAAGCATGAGTCTGGGTTTATGTCAGTTCTGCCGTCTAGCAAATACATTGTATTACGCAAACGGAGGCGTAAATTCCACCCAGCTTGTATGTTTTGGCGTGCAAACATGTCTTTATTTTTACGCTTGCGGCTAAACTCAAGCTCTTTACCATTTACCTCACCACCAAAAACGAACGGCTTGGCTTTGTACGGCCTGTTTTCAATCTTATCCATATCGGACTTAATACCAGCACCCATGCCTGTTGCATCGTAAAACATGCGGCTGGATCCATTATCTCTGTTGCGTTCGTCGGCCTCTGTTGATGTTTGGTGTAAAAATTCTTTATTCCATTCAACAACATCTTTAAGCAGCGAGCCGTGACGTGTAGCAAAGGCGTTTGTATCGCCACCAGTGTCGGCAACATCAAGCCCTGTATGTATGCGGCCAGATATATCTAAGCCAAGCCTCTTGTGTGCGTCAACAGCTTTAACCAACCACTCAAATGGTAATATAACTTTTTCGTGGCCGTTGTCGTCGGGTTCACCTTCCCAAATGTGCTTGTAACGTGCAGGCTCTGTTTCAAGGTCAAGCAAACGCTCGTCGTCAAGCTCCTTGGTAAAGAATGGGTTTTGATCATAGTTAACATGCACAACAATTGCATTTTTTGGTGCGCCGTTTATGCCTAAAAACATTTCATCAACAGCATCGTTACGGTTATGCCTGTTAAATGAAAACCAAATCTCGGACCCAGGCTTACGGATAGTAGGTTTAAGCAGGCGCAATGACTCAGCACTGGTGGTGTTTGCTTCCTCAATCCAACATACGTCGTAGTCTTCCCAACCTTTAATCGACATAATGTTTCGGGCAATACCCTTAAAATTAAATACGGTGCCGTTAACGCCAACAATTCTGCTGGTTTGTACCGTGTAAAATTCCTCCAGGCCCAGCATAACGATTGCCTTTTCAATGGCAGGCTTTACAGATTCCTCCATTGAGTTTTGAAACTCACGGCAGCACATCACCCTCAAAGTATTGTGGAAACCACGCAAAACAAGTATGAGGGCATAATCAGTGGTCTTACCGCCACCACGTCCACCGTGTGCAACCTTGTAACGCATAGGATGGAAAAAAGGCTCGGTCCACCGAGGGAATTGTATCTTACGCGGTACAATTGTTTTTTTCATTAACTACCAAACCAATTCACTAAACAATCCAGGCTCCGTGCCGCGCTCTTTGTGCCAATCTAAATTGTTTTTTGGAGGGTAAACACGTATTTGGCCTGCAGCATCTGCAACCTTGTAGGCTTCCTCGCGGTTTAAAAATTCATTTTTGTTATCAAGGAAGCCGTGTATACCTTCAACATCCTTGCCGCTTCTAAAACAATCAGCATGTCTTAAACCTAAAATAACCTCGTCGCCGTATTTAACAGCTGCGCATATAATAAGGTGGCCGTGCCTGTAGGGGTCGCGGTCGTCAATCTGGTCAACGCGCGGCGCTTTGTTTACGCCTTTAATAATTCGCTGGGCTTCAAGTATGTTTTTGCCTTCGTGACCACCAATAACAACAATCTCATTTGTGTGCTGATCCTCCAACACAATAAGTTCCTGATCCCTGTTAAATTCAACGTCCATTGCATCAAGCAGATCCTGGAATTTAATTGTCTTCATTTCGTATTCGTATTTTTTACTCACTGTCTTCACCCTTACCGTTATTATCATCTTCACCGTTGTCAATTTCGTCTGCGCTATTTATAAACTCAATAGCAAAACGAGGCACATCATTTGGCTCAATTTTCTCACCGTCGGAGGTGATGTCTTTATTGTTTCTAAATTCTTTAGCTCGCTTCTTCTCAAGCATCCATTTAGCGTCTTGAGTGTTGCCACCTTTGATGCTTGTCATCATAGTTTGACGAGACAACAATATAGGCTTTGACTGCCATAGCTCAACTTTGTCGGAAAACTCAGGGTTCTTTTTTATGTAATCATAATAAGCGTCCCTTGAAATTTCAGCATACGCACATGCCTCTGTTATATCCCCACCAATGGAAAATGCTTCTTTGAGCATCTTTAAAACCTCTGGTGTCATGACCGTTGGGCGGCCCCCTTTGTTTTCCGACATTATGCCCCTTTCACTTCGCTATATGTTGCCCCTGTTTCAGCATGAACTGCAGACTGGCCTGTAAATTCCTGCCAACGCTTAATAATTACGTCGCAATATTTCTCGTCAAGCTCCATTACAAATGCGCTGCGTTTAGATTCTTCACAGCCAATAAGTGTTGAGCCAGAACCTCCAAATAAATCGAGTACGTTTTTAACATCGCGGTGGTTTTTTAATGCGCGCTTGCTAAGTTCGACTGGCTTCTGTGTTGGGTGGACATACTTGGTGTCTTTTTTAACTTCCCATAAGTCAGACTCGTTTTTAATATCGCTGTCAACTTTACCATTGAACAAACAAAACTCGTGCTGGTGCCTGTAGCCGATACCCATGCCAAAGTTATTCTTGGCCCACACTATGCAGCTTTTGTATTCCATGCGGCCATGTAAGATGCCGAAAAAGTCCCAGTTACACCAGATGTAATAAGTTTCAATGTTCAGGGCCTGGATGGTTGCAAGCACGTCGTCAATGAATGTACTAAAGTCGTCGTCACTAAGGTCGTCGTTTTTAATTACGTCATGCTTACCGCTGCGACCGTTAAAGCCTACGTTGTAAGGAGGATCCGTAAACAACATGTCGATACTGTTGCCGTCCATAAGCTTGTCAACTGCGTCAATGCTGGTACTGTCGCCACACATTAAACGGTGTTTGCCCAGGGTCCAAATATCACCAAGTACAGTTGTTGGTGTTTCTGGTAACTCTGGCGCACTGTCTTCATCGGTAAGGCCAGGCTCGCAGCTTGTTATTTCCATGTTCATAAGTTCTGAAAGCTCGTCTGTGTCAAAACCTGTAAGCGTTAAGTCAAGGTCAAGCTCTTTGATAGCCTCAAGCTCAAGCACAAGTGTTTTTTCGTCCCAGCCTGCATCTAGTGCAAGTTTGTTATCAGCAATCACGTATGCCTTTTTCTGGGCCTCTGTTAAACCTACAAGAACGACAGCTGTCACCTCTTCCATGCCAAGCTTTTTAGCAGCTAAGATACGGCCATGTCCTGCAATGATTGTATTATTCTCATCAACAAGCACTGGGTTAGTAAAGCCAAACTCTGTAATGCTTGCGCATATTTTGCTAACCTGCTTGTCTGAGTGGGTTCTAGAATTTTGAGCGTATTCGATTAAATCTGAGACAGCTCGTGTCTCCTGTTTGTGAATTTTCATATCAACACCTTAAATTTGTTATTTAACCCAATAATACATAATTTAACTGGTCTTGTCATCATCGTTTGTAAAGTGACCTAAAAAGTCAGCTAGCACATCAATATCAACGTTATGTTTTTTGGAAAGGTCCTTGACGTTTTGTTGCAATTCAACGTTTGCGTTTCTGATTGCTTCGATAAACGAAACTGTTTCTGCAAGGTCTTGTTTTAATTCTTGGCTGCAGTTCATCATGTTGTGGCACCCCTTATTGTTATTTTTTTATTATAGCATGCCCCTTGATCTTTTTAAACCCACAGTGGCGGCAAACATTAACGAGTCCATGCTTGCCCACCTCCAGCTTAAACCTGTGAGGGTTTGTTTTACACCTGTGACTCAGTACGGCGTATATGTCGGATTGTTTAACGTTCATGGCCTGTGCCTTTTTACTTCGTGATGCTCTGGGTGCTTTTGCGAAAGCTCCTGCACATCAATTCTGTAAATTTCAGGACAAACATCTTTAAACTTAGCATTTAGCGCATCCACAATAACTTTGTTTATGTCGCCCATGGTTAAATTGTTTTCATCCGTAAAGGTTAATGAAACAAAAATATCTCTTGGCTCACTCATTACACTACCCTCAAAATATGTTGCTTAGGCATTTCCAGTTTAAACTGCCCACAGTTTTTGCACATTACCCTTGCTTGCATATTGATCAATACCGGCCCGAGTACACAGTCCTGTGTTTCACATAGCTTTGGCTGCAGCGTTTTAGCAAGCTCATTAACCTGCGTTTCAATTGCCATTGCTGTTTTTTTATCCATTTTATCCAAGGTCCTTGTACTCCTTCTTCATTTCGACAAATTCATTAAACCAAGCTGTTGCTATATCAAAAATCTTACAAGCAGCCCCCAAACTGATTAGTGACGTGGCAATTGCCAGCAAAATTATTGGTATAACAGCCGCAATCATCATTGGCACCCTTATGGTCATAAGTATAATTAGAAATATTTTTTTAAATGTTTTCATCAAAACTCCCTCCCTGATGATATTTCTTGTTTTTCACTAAAAATGCGAGTTTGCTTGTAAAGCTCAAGGGACACACGTTTAATCCCAGCTATATTTTTATCGCCAACAACGTCCTCAATACCATTGCGTCTGATATTGTCGTTATACTCTTCCAGCATTTCGCATAGAGCCTTAACCCTTTGCACTGCCCTATAGCCTTTTGCGTTTAATTCTTTAGCCATTAGATCCCCATTCTTTTTAATAATTCTTTTTTTACAGAATCGCAAATATTAGATTTTACGCCAGGATTTTTAGACAATACCATAGTCACAATTCTTTTTAACGTAGTATCATTACTCAGCATATCATCAACCCTCGCTGATATTGTTGTTTCTATCATTTTCCTGACCTCGTCACGACCAAGCCCAAGCTCTTTCAACGTGTCATTGGTTATTGCATACTTATTCATTAAAACGGTAACTCCTTATCTTGATTCATGCCGCATTTTTCGCCAGCTTCATATTGTTTTTGTTTAAGGTCGCCAATAACGCCCTCAAGTGTACCCATGTGTCGGCTTTCAAACGACTCATCACCATTTGTGCGGCGGCCTTTCAACCACCAAGATATATCAGCAAGGTCGCCTATTTCATTTTCAAGCTCATGCCAACGCTCTTTGTGTACTTGGTGCATGTGTTTATCAAAGTCACCATTTTTTGGTTTGTCTGCACCTGGGACCTTTTTATCGCCTACCTCTTTAGTGGTAGTTTTAATAATAGACTTACCATCAACCCAGCCTTGACCTTCTTTTTCGGCCTCTTCCATGTTTGCGCGATAGTTTGTGTAAACCAACTGATCATCATTATATTTTTTTATGGAAAACTGAGCTTGAAACCCAGTACCAATTTGATTGATTTTATATGTTCTAGCCAACTTTAAACCCTCCTTCAATATGGCTAAGACCGCTGCGGTCGCCGATTAATGTTTTAAATTTACTTACTGCATGTGGATCAGCATCGGGCAATATCTTGGCCAGGGCCGAGCCATCAACTTCAATTATGCCGTCGTGTACTGTAACGTCATGCGGTTCAAACGGCGATGTAATTGAGCTGTTGTGCCTTACACGGTTTGCCAGTATACCGAGAAAGTTATGATCCATTTGAAAGGTTTCAAAATTGTCACATTTTCTCATGTGCATTTTTACAGCGTTATTTATGCGCTCTAATTCTTTTGGTGAACAGTTTGACATTATTTTGCCTCCTGGTATTTTTCATTGTTCATACCAAGTCCGCCATTTTGGTCACACGCTGGTGCTGGTGTAATAAACTTACCAGTAACTGCAGACCTTTGCTTACCAATACGGGACCATTTTGTGTAAATCACACCGTCCTTGGTAATGTTAAAGCCAATATTAACATTGTGTGCTAGAGATACACGTACCAATAAGCCCATAGCATTGCCCCTTAACGTGCAAATAATACGCTCACGCTCTTCTGCAATTTTTTTCCATTGGTGTACTAAGTTAAGCAGCATTATTATTGTTAACACTGAGCCTCCCATCAACATATATTCAAATACTGGTGAGTTGTTGATCGCCACAGCTGATTCGCCAGCTGCTACTATTGTACTTTTTAACATTTTTATTATTCCTTATCCGTTATGAACTGCAGCCGTTGTGGCCAGTCAGTTTTTTAAATTTATCACTCCAAAGTACGATTAAATCGTCTTTCATGTCGTCAGGTAAAGTCATTCCAAGTTCTATAAAGTTCTGGTTACTGATTAATTTCATTAGCTGGGCTGGCTGTGTGGCCTCCTGAATGCGTTCCTTGCCCAATTCGTATATTGACTCAGGTGAGTGTTTAAACTCGGCCTGTTCGCGCATTGACTGCCTAGACATAGTAAGCCCTCCAGTGATCGCTTATAAGATCTTTCACTTCAACATCATCATTACCGATCTCCAAAATACCTTTAAGTGTAATTTCTGTTAAAGATAATTTAGAAAACATGTCGTCAAAAACCGCGCTATTACTTTCGTCAGCATCTGCACCGCGTATGTATCTTTGGAAAATTTCTTTTCTATTTCGGTTAGTGTCCCAACCTCCAATATGGATATCGACTGAAAACTGATTGACGTGGCCACTATAATCGAAAAACATGTCATGGTCAGTATCTTCTGTTATTTGCATTGACAACTTAACAAGTGATGCAATTTTTGATTTGATTCGAGTTTTTTGTGTTTTGTTCATTTTACATCGCCTCATTTTGGCATATAAGCACAAGGTCACCATTTGGCAAGACCGCTGTCAGATATCCAATTTTACGTGTGAGTATGTAATCCCAACCAAGCGCCTTAAAAACATTCTTAGCATTTATTGGGCCTTCAAGTACGATACGCTCGTCATGCACCGCTGTGTCAACACTGTACGTGTTGTTATTGTGAGTTGTAATTGTAATTGCTATTTTCATAGTTTTATTTCCCTATTTATTTTTTACCAACGAGATCATCCTACCTCCTATAAAAAAACGATGCAAGTCCTTTTTTGGGGTTTTAACCAAAAATAATGCCTGTTACAAATGTTACAGTGTAAAATCAATGGCTTACGAGCAAAATGTTACAGTTTGTAACAAATGTTACAGCCGTGTTACAGGGGTTTTTCTTTATTTTTCAACGTCTTATTATATATTATCTATATTTGTAACAAAATAATAAAAACAAACTACGTGTATGCGCATGCACACGCGCACACGCGCCTACGCATACGCACGCATCATGTAAAGCATTTTTTTTGTAACGCATTTTTTGCGTTTTTAGCCTGTAACTGTTAGCCACTGTACGTTGTAGCCTGTTACACGGCTGTTACAAGCGTTACAGGAATTTATAAGCCATTGATTTCGTTGATGGAATTTGTTACAGATTTTGTAACAGCGGCGTTACACGTTACAGTGACTGTTGTATAAATGAGGCGGCCACTGTTGCAGCATTGTTACATGTACCAAATATGCACCAGTGTTGCTAATTTATTTACGAGGGGGTCCGGGGGAGTTTTGGGGCCTGGGTGGACATAAAAAAGCCTCCTTGCGGAGGCTCGGAGAAGAACATCGGGGGTAAAAAATAGGGCATATTTTAACGATGTTCACAGGGTTTGGGCAAACCCTTAATAGATAACACTTAGGGCAATAAAATGTTATCAATTAAAGGTTAATCTAATGTATCGGCAACAACTATAGACGTAGCAGTTCAAAACCATATTTACTCATTTGAAAGTTTAAGTTCGGTAAACATGGCTTGCCTTATTTCGCCTTACGGCTAACCCTTAAAGAGAGGTGCAAGGCGTTACTCTTGCTTCTGGTATCTTACGGACTCGAACCGAATTTGTTTTTGCACCTGCACCAGTCGTTGTGGGATCGAACCACCTTAGCTATGCCTAGCCTTCACCAAATACGCGTGTCACTTAACACAAACCTCTCTTTAAAGGTGCTGTCTTTCCAGCTGTCATGTTAATGTTTTGTGTTCAGTCAAACAATTCGAACATCTACGTTATTTACAGTTTTACCTTGCAGTCCTTTCTGTAACCTCACTCTGGCATGGTTAACAGCCCCACGTCTCGCTGTGGTGCGTAGATTACGTCGTAATACGTGGCCGATTTTAATTCCCAACTATTACGAATAATAGCGGTACGGTTTTAAATTTAACCGAGTCCCTACGCAAGCCAAAGCGGAACCTCTTACAATAAATTGCCGCTGTTTTATGTCTTGCGGCGCTGACTGCGCTTTTATATATGTATATAAATTTCTTGTAGTTATAAGGTTCTAATTAACTAATAAAAGGATTGTAGTTTATCCCCAAAATAGATGCAAGAAGAAAATGACATAAAAATAAAAAAAACCACCTTGTGCAAGAATGGTTTTTAATTTTGCTTTAATTTATGGGGTTCAACCCAATACTACAGTCGATTAAGTACGTTTGTACCAACCCCCTTGTATTTGTGTGCATGCTTAGTTGGTACTATATTTTCGCAACCATAACCTGCCTCGTGTGTTTCAGTCGCACTGACTGATAGTTCAAAATAGCCAGCTAAGGTTTCATCCGAAGTTTTTAGCTGTTTAAGTCCATCTATTTTGTTGTGGCTGTAATGTTCGGTGGATACGACAACATCCTTTGCCGTGGGTTTTGAACATCCCATCAACACCGTCAACATAATCATTGTAAATGTCGCACTTAGAATAAGTAATTTTATTCGCTTTAACATTTTAATATAAATCCCTATATGTTTTACCAAGTTAACCGTATAAATATATTACAATATCGTTTTGTTGGCGTCAACGATATGACACAAAAAAAAAGACCTGCTGAAAGCAAGCCTCTTTTTTTGTTAAGCTGCTGCTTTCAGGTTTTGAAGCCCGAAATCAACATACTGTACGTTTGATTTTGCATTTATATTTATCGTATAATTGCTAATTACGCACTTAGCATTTGCTCTGAGTAACCATATAGGTATGTTATATTAAACCAATCCTAATGTAAACTCTTTTAATGGCACCGCAATTGATCGTGTCGGGTTGGTACCTGCAATAAATCGTACTGGCTGGCTGCGCTTTTCAATTTTAAACCTGCTTTCAATAAGCCTGTCGTAACCTGCGCCCCAAGGTGTATCACGTAAAACCTTGCGTAAATTTTCTGAGCGTGGGTGGAAAAACACATTGCTGGACATAACATCAACCTTGATGCCAATCTCTAGCAGGCGCTCGTAAGCTTTAAACTCGTCTTGGTAACGTTCACCGCCTTTGGCCTTGGTTGCCATTATAACAGCCTTACCGATTGATATGCGCTTGTTTTCCACGTTAATCATCTGTGACATTAAGTAGTCCATAAAGTCGCCGCTGTTTCTAGCTGTGGCGTTTTGCGGCATGTAGTCTTCCCACTTAACGGTTTTTAGTAGCTGTTCAGCTTCTTTTACTGTGTATTTCTTACCTGGGTCCTTTAGCAGTGCATAACCAGACATTGGGTTTGCTAACGTGTCGGCCATACGTGCTGATGGTAGCGTTTTCATCCATGCCAGCTTAAATACACCTTCGTTATGTGTTATGGTGTCAATGTTGTTTACAACATACATTAAGAATTTGCCGGTCCATTCATCTGTAAACGTATCGCTGCACTTTTTAAGCAGATCCGCATAACGTTCTGCACAGTCGTCGCGTCTATCCTCAACAACTTCCATCTTTAAAAATCGGGTGGTATCTGTTGCACGTTGTAATTGAGGGTTAACGCCAAGCATAAGGCCCTGGAACCTCGCATAAAACTTTTGTGCCGTACCGCCAATGGAGCCTTTAACAACACATGACATGTCTGTTGCAAGCCTGAAATAATCCAAAATGGCCTGCTGCTGGTCACGCTCGCGCTGGCTATCACCCTCTGCCTCGTCAAATCGCACGGACAATCCAAGGTTACCAATTTCTTGGCGTATACCAGCCTCTGTCGTATTCCCTGCAAAATCTTTTTGCAAACCTTTTAAGGCGCCACCAACAATGCGCTTGGCAACTGTGGATTTACCACTGTTTTTGTCACCAAAAATAAATAAGTGTGTGCGCCAGTTCATCATAGTACAAATAATTGACGTTGTTATCCAACCTGCAAGTAAAATCCCCGATGATTCAGCGCCCCATGTAATTTGATTGCAAATTTCCAGCAGCTTTGCGGCCTCTGTTTGTCGCATGCCGTTCTTTGGTGTAATGCCCAGCGGTGAGCATTTTTCATAAATAAACTCAGATGGTGCCTCGTAGTTGTCGTAAATTTCTTTACCAATAACAACTTTATCACCAAGGTTAATTGCCACATTATCGCCGTCCTTCCAGGCCCCGTGTGATCTAACCGACCCACCGTGCATGTCAAATGATGGTAGGCGGTTGGCTGTTTGCATTAAGCTGTCGGTTATAACGCTGACATGTTCAGGCTTGAATTTGAATATTTTAAATGGGTTTTCGTTGTCCGCATAGTTATTGCTGGCCAAATAATCAACCCAGTATTGCCTCGCACATAGGTAAAACATATTTTTTTCTGTGTGTTCTGATGCTGTAAAGCTGTGTATGGTGCCACTTGATTTTGAAAAGTAGCTATAACGGCCATCATATCCGCAACCAAGCTGCCTAAAGGGCATGTCGCTGAATGGGCCATCTTCAATTTGTCGGTTTAACGGCTGGCTGGGCGTTGGCTTAGTTGTTGACTGGTCAACGTGGTCCCCAAGCCAGCTATTAAACTCCTCTTGACCCCAACCGCCCTCAATATCGTCTGCGATATCGTGGCCCTTCGGTAAGTCCTGCCTGATTGGCAGTGTCTGCACCTTAGTTCCGTTGGTTTCAAGAATCTCTTTAATTTTTTGTACGGCTTTATATCCGCCGTCGTCATTATCTGGCATTGCATAGACCTCGCGGCCTTTTAAACAAGTCCAGTCAGTTTTATCAACTGAGTTTGTACCACCGTGCCATGAAATAACAACATAGTCCGTTAATACTGGCGCAGCAACATCTGCGCACTTTTCACCCTCTACAATAAGCACTGGCTTATCTGGGCTATCTGCAAGCTCCTGGCCGCGGTATGGCGGCACTGCATCATCAAATGCTTTGGCAAATGGATATAAGCAACCACCTTTTGCGCCCTCTGGCAGGTTTGTGCAGGCCATTGTTTGGAAGGTAACTTTTTTGCCGTTAAAGTTTACACGCAAAACAAAGCCAAATATGGTGCCGTTAAGCTGTCTGCAGACGTGTACCATTTCTGGTGTGTACGTTGCATAAGTTTCACGCTTAGGGTTATAGATTTGTTTGGTGCGCTGCTTTGGCTGAAATATTGCCCTTACATCTTCTGGCAATGTTGTATTTGGAACTATGCCCTCATAAATATCCTGCTTAACAGATTCACGCTGCGGTCGGTCCTTTGGTATATTGGCCTGTTTTTTACCGCCTAAAATTTCACACGCCACTATCGGCTTTACACCGTCGAATTGTGAAACAAAGTCGATAACATCACCATGTGCGCCACAGCCAAAGCAGTGGTAAAAACCACTATCGTCACTTACCGTAAAACTGGCAGTGCGCTCGTTATGGAATGGGCAGCAGCCGCGGTACTCTTTACCGTCTTTTTTGAGGTCAACTCTTTTTGATACTTCATCAGATAATTTAACTGATGATTTTATTTCGTGAAAATCATACATAATTTCTTATACCACATTATTATTATTTACCAATCAACAGACACAGGTTAATCCGACAAATTAAATAACACAAGAAAAAACCCCAAAATAAATTGGGGTGTGTGTCAGTTCGGAGACTGGTTTTAGTATTTCATCATGTCGTATTTTGCCATTTCCATAGCATACATTGCATCAGACTTTAGTTTCATATTTGTTATTGTTACAAGGTTGTCGTCTTTATCAAACCCCACCACAAAAACCTGATCAAATTGACCTTTACATTCCTCTAGCAAATCATCTGCATTAACATTATCCGTTGGGAATTTAATTACATTAGAAGGTATACCGTACCTCCAAACACAACGCCGCCGAGGATTGCTTCACGCAACTGTGCTGCAGCCTCTGTACTCCAGTATTTATTTGTTAAAGGAAACAATGCACCTGCTGCAACAATTGAAGCAAGCCAATAAAGGTTATAATTACCGACTATGGCACATATAATTAAACTTGGAACAAGGAACCTGTAAGCCGTGTGCCACGTATGGAAACCGTTATTTTTCTCGTAGAATTTTTTAACAATGCCGTGGTCAAATTCGTAAGTATGCCCTGCATGGTTTAAACCCCATTTGTGCGCTGTCCAAACTATAGCTTGTTTAATGCCATAGGCAATCCAGGGCCACGTGAAGCTTTTGTATCCGCTGAGTAAGTTTATAAGCGTCAATACATATACTGCGAATGATGCCCAGTTAAATCCTAAACTGTGGTGACATACAACACTCAGACCTGTATATAAATAAACATTCCATTGCATCGGCCTGCCGTCTCGCCCATCAGCGTGGCGCCACATTGTTCCAAAAATTATTGCTAAAAGTAAAAAGTACATGTTATTCAACTCCATCAAATGCGAATACTATATATCCGTCTTTTTGTTCAAAATCTGTGATATATGTTATCACCCCAATAAATGCGTAGTTTTTCTCAACGCGGTCGATACCTTCGTCGTAAGCATAAAGCTTAAATTGATCGCCTACCTTAAAGTCCCTGTCATTTTTTCTTACTTCAAATGTTTTGTGACCAGTTAAAATAGCGTGCAAAAAACTTACATGTATTTTTAAATTATGGACCTTCATTTTTATTTACTCCACAAAATTCGTTTTTCTGCGCATAAATGCCGTTAAGTCCAGCCAGCTGCCTTTGCAGCTCCGCCTTTTCAGCTGTGATTGTTTTGTTTTCTTCCACATAATGATAGCCAATGTATCCTATAAGTCCAGCGTACATAACAGCTGCTATTGCGAATAATATTAAGTCTTTTTTCATTTTACCACCCAGTTTTATCTGATTTTTCTTTTTCATTTTCAAGCATACACTCCCATGTTTCAGTCATGCGGTCCCTGGCGTACTCAAGGTTGCCAATTATCGCCTGCCCAACATCTTTATTTAGGCGCCTTGTTTTGACGTTGTTATTTATAAACCCAATCTTGGTGTTAATATCTTTGCAGGTTTGCTCATATAGAAACTTTGCGTTTAATGTCATTTTTTTATACCCTTATGTAGTTCTGGGAGTACCGGTCCCAGGAGTTCAAATTTATCGCATCTATCACATTTGCAGCTAAACATCCCACCGCCCATGTAATAAGTCCACTTGTGCCATCCTATTTTGCACAGGTGCTTTCTCCAGCTTTCGCTATCAGTTGGCATTTTTCACCCCACATATTTTTTTGCAGTCACTTGCCTTGTATGGCCTAGTTAAGCCAGTGCAATCAATTCGCACAACAACAAGGCCCACTGGGCAAGCTCTTTTAACAAACATGGCCGTTGCGTCAACGTCTGCAGTTGCTGCGCGCGCCAAATTACCCACCAGCAAAAACACAAGTGTCATAATGACGCCAAACTTAATACCGGCCCAAAAATGTCTGCGCTTGCAATGTTCAAGGGCTGGCAGCAATGCTGCGAGTCTGGTTAAATCAGCCATTGACCACCTCCGTTAAAAGATGATTTGCGTCTGCAACAATTTGTGTACCGTTAAGCTCAGGGTACTTACCATTTAGACTTGTTATTTCCTCAAGGAACATCTGCAAAATTTTAACCTTGGCCTTTTCTATTTTAGCAATTTCACACACCTTGTCGTATGCAAACTGTGTTGGAGCATGCTCATTCCCACCCTTTGCAGCGATAGCATCCTTTAAAATCTTTGTTTCAATCTGCATGCCGATTATTTCGTCAAAGTGGTCAAAAAAGAACTGTTTAGCCATGTCCTTATGAATGTAGCCAAAGTTATTCGACACCCAAAGTAAATCGCTTTCGAGCGTGTTTTCTGTATGCTTCATAAGCACGGTTGACTCGCTGTTTATTATTTTACTCACTGTTCAAACCCCTGCACTGTTACGTTTAAAGCATAAGGTTTTACCGTTAAATTCTCCAACATCTGCATTGGATGATCCATAATTAGATCCAGGCCAGTTGCTTCTTGGTTTTGCGCCTTGATTTTTTCAAGCGTTTCTTTTTGCTCGCGGTCTTTTTTGAAGTCGAAATAAATTACGTTACTCACTTACATGCCCTCCACAAATGCAACTGCAATAATACATGTAACCATTACTGCGCATATAACCCAGTCGGCAATTATTTTTTCATCTTCAAAGGCTGCATCACGCGCCTGTATTTGTTTGTAAGTTAGCATCATTGTCTTTTCCCTTAGTTTTATTTATTACCATACATTTTAATATATAACTGTGCATCACCTTTTTTTGAGCCAGTTTTATGCTTCCATTTTACTAACGCTTTTATATTTTGTTTAACAAGTATTTTAGCGTAGTTAAAATCTATTCCAATTTTTCCACATGTAATACAAAAGCCTTTGCTCTTTAAAAATGTAATAGCAGAATTTTGTGCCAATTCATTTCCTAAAAACGCATCTTTTATTGCATGCGATATAACAGCTAAATAAAGTTTAGTTTCTGGCATCTCGTATACGGATCTTACTGCCATTTTGTGAAACAATATTGGTGGCTTCACAATTTCGCTAAACTCTACGTTGTCATACATACTTTAAACCTTCGTTATTTTTATTATGAAAGTATGTTAGCACGGTTTGGGGAAAACCCCAAAGTATTTTTTTTGACAAACGAGGTGGGTGTGTGTTAAAAATGTATTCGATAGTATTAAACCCTTAATATTATTACCAACAACACCTAAAAACCTTTGTTTTTAACAGAGGTTTTTTTTATTCGTCATTTATTATTTTAAGCGCGCCCTCAACGTCCGTTGCCATCCCAGCAAGTCCACCGAGTTCTTTTATGCGTTTTATCCAGTGTTTTTGTTCTGGTGATAATTTACCAGTTGGTGTCTTAACTTCGATTGTTGTAAGAATGCCGATAGGTTTATCCCTGTATTTTTCAATAAAAGCATCATCGACAATTTTTGTGGTGATACCAATAGTATCACCGGACCCCTTCATTAAACCAAAATCAATAATGCGCGCGCACTTTAAAAGTACATCACCTGGGACCATTAACATTTTAGTTGGTTTTTGAACTCTGATTGGCTTACCACTCCCTTGATAAGCCCTGCCAGTGTTGTTTCTAAATAATTTGCAAAGTTTGTTAACGCCTAGCATTATTCGCTTTGTTCTGTTTGACTCTTCTGTTGCCATTATTTCAAACCCTCAAATATGTGTGCTATTTTGTTAATGTTCCAGCCATTACCGATAGCTTTGTAACGCTCTGTCTTTGGCATAGCTGCAGTGTAATTATCTGGCAGCGTTTGCGCACGTTCCCACTCAAGCGGCGTTGTATCTCTATAGTGGCCTCTCCTGTCTATAACCCTATGCTCTTTGTTTGAGTATGTGGCAGTTAGGCAGTTAAGTTTACCGTCTGTGCGTGCAACCAGCTCTTTGGCGCGGCGTGGGCTAAAATCAACACCGTGTTTTTTCATGTGTTCCCTGCGGATCCGTTTAGCCTCTTCTGTACGGCGCTCTGTAAATGCTGCAGACTTGATGTTGTTGTTTATAGTTTTTACAACATTGCTGTCAATTTTATCTGCAGCAACAACAAAATTAACCATGTCGCCATGATCTTCAATATCAGCAAATGTAATACCCCTGTCTTCTGGCATACCAAAATCCCAATTGGCCCAATAATAACGTGGGCGGTTTTGCGCTGATACTAGGTTGCCATTTATAAGTTTACCTTTAACGCCAGTTACGTGGTCAATTATTTGTAGGTTTGTTTTCTTCATCTTTACATTTTCAAGCATGAATTTAACATCAGGGTTGTCAATTCTGCAGCGTGCAACAACTTCTGCAAATTCAAAAAATAGCTTACTGCGTGGATCATCAAAAGCCAGCTGCTTACCACAGAAGCTGAAACCTTGGCATGGGCTGCCTGCTATAATTAAATCAATTTGTGACCAATCCAGGTCCCAGGTGTTCCACTTTGTAACATCACCAACCTGTATAATATCAGGCCAGTGCTGCTTGCTGACTTTCATTGTATGGCCGTCAATTTCACTTGCGTAATAGTTGGCAACTGGTATCCCAGCCCTTTCAAGGGCTAGGCGACCGCAGCTGATACCGTCAAAAAGGCTGAGTACATTTAATGGTTTCATTATTTTGCATCCTTAGCTTGTTTGTGTTTGGCTTCCATAAGCCTCCATTCTTCCAGTAAAACCTCTTTTAGGCCGTCCTCATCAATGCGCCATAGGTGGTCATTGTTTTTTATATCGTAAACATCATTGTCAAGATGTTCTGTGCAGCCTGCAACGTCTGGCACAACTAGCAGTAATGGGCTTTCTGGTGATAACCAGCAAACACGTACTGGATATATACCTGATCCAATTCTAAAGCCGCCGCCGCCACGCACACCATCTTTGCGGTCGTAAGATATCCATGTCCTTAAACCAGTCTTTTTAACAAATTCAAGGCATTCGTTTGGCAACTTAATTTTTGACATTTCTTTATCGTACTTGCTGCCTTTACGTGGCGCGCAAAAACCGTCGCGGTCTTGTTTATTGAAACCTTTAGGAGCCTCGCCTTGTTCAAATTGTATCTCAACCATACTGCCGCCAATTTCATTTGCATTTGTGCCGCCAATAGATTTGTAATAATCACTCATATCTTTATAAGTTTTTATTGTTCTTGTTCTTACGCCTGCAGCCCATGCTAAAAATTGACCACCTTCGACTATGTAGTATTTACTTTTGTTTGATTTATTCATTAGTTGCTTTTCCTTTGCATTCTAAGCTGCCAGCGTTTTCTCGCCCAGCCTGGTTTATAGTTTCTTTGTTTACCTAACTCTTTAAAGTCCTCTTCTGTTTGACACTTGGACTCTTCCGTGTTGCGAATTTTTGCAAGCTGGCGTTTAATTTCGTCCTTGTCAATTTCTTCAACGTCACCGTCAACCTCGTCAAGTGTACGCTCTTTAATTTCGTAAATGTGGCCACAGTCAGGGCATACTGGCGCTGGCTCATGGCAAATGAAGCATTTGGGACATGTGTTAATTTTAATGTCTTCCTCTTCATCGTCTTTTTTTCTACGTTTCTTTTTTTTCTGCCCTTCAAGTGTCCACTGGTGGTCATGGTCAGGCAGGCCGTGACGTGCTGTATTACCAGCCATGTCAATCAATATTGCAGGGAATGGTTTATAACGTAACGCCCTGAATATCTGTTGCAGATATAATGCCAGTGATTGCGTTGGGCGCAGCGATATGGCAGCCTCAATGGTTACATCCCTGCCAACGGTAGCGGATAGGTCAAAACCTTCTGATATCATGTTACAGCTACACAGTACCAATATTTTATTATCGGCAAAGTCCATGATTGCTTTTCTGATTTCAGCGTCTGTTGAGTCACCTGTGATATAAGCAGCTGGTATGCCGTGGGCGTTAAACATCATTGCGGTGTTTTGCGCGTGGGCCACATCAACACAGTAAATAGCTGTGCGCTTACCTTGTGCGAATTTTTTCCAGTATTTTACAGCGTTACCTAAAACGGATCCGTTATCCATAACATCAAGCACGCTGTCAATTGTATAATCGCCGCGAGACATTTTAGCTTTACTCATGTCAGGCTTAACTGGCGCATAAAGTTTATAATCAGATAGGCGTTTATTTTCAATCAACCATTCAGGTGACTTGCTTAAAACCATGTCGTTATATAGCTCACCCATGCCTTGACCACTTAAACGTATCGGCGTACCAGTCAGGCCGATAACATAACAGCCGTTGTCTAGGTAATGGCGTATAATTTTTTGCCAAGTTGGTGACATACTTAAATGCGCCTCATCTGCAATAAAAATATCAGGCACTGGCAAGTCTAGGTATTTATTATTTAACGTGCCAATCATTGCAATTTGCATAGATGCGTATGGGTTCTTTGGAAACTTTGCAGCAATAAAGCCATACTTAATGCCTAGATTTTTAAAACTGTTTGCTGTTTGTATAAGCAGCTGCCTTTTGTGTACGCAAAACATGACAGTGCGTTTTTTTTCTATTGCGCTTGCTGCAATAAATCCTGCACAATATGTTTTACCAAATGCAGGTGATGCGACGGCAAGTGTAATTTTGTGCGCAAAAACAGAATGCCGAATACCATCTACAAAATCGTTTTGCTCATCCCTTAATTTTACAGAAATGCTACCTGCACAATAACCTTTACTGGTCGTTAACTCTGTCATTTAAACCCCTTAATATTTACCAACTTGTTTTTATTTTTAGCCTCGCAGGTCTTCGTATTTAAGACCCCAGCCCTTTTCGTCAGAAATTTCTAAAATTCTGTCGCGGTGTTTCATTGGAATGCTGCCACTACGTGTTTGCTTGTCTTTTTTACTGTTTCCAAGCCAGCGGTAAACAGTACCAGACGACTCTGATAGACCCAGCGCAGCAGATGTTTCTTTAATGCCGCCAAATAGTTCGACAATCCTTTCTGCAGGTGTCATAAAGTATTCTCCTTTGTTTTTGGTTTATTCCCCAAACTTACATAATATAATATTAAATGTCAACATCATTTGTTATTCATTTTTTTATCCTATTTAGGACTTGCTCTGTTGTTTTGTTTTTGGTATTATCCCCAAAGTTGGTAATTTTAATAAAGGGAAAACAATATGAAACAACTCATACATAAACCTGCAACAAAAGCTGAATGGCTGGGGCTGCGTCTGGAAGACGTAACCGCAACCGAGGCCGCTGCGTTGTTTGGTGCAAGTCCATACTGCACACCATTTAAGCTATGGCATCAAAAGAAAAACCAAGAAATTGATGAATTAGAAGACAACGACCGCATGTTGTGGGGTCGCCGCCTAGAGCGCACAATTGCCGAGGGTATCTGTGAAGACAACGGCTGGGAAATTGTAAACCCAGAACACCAAGGCGCCTACTTTAGACATGTCAAGTGTCGCATGGGTGCAACACCTGACTTTTTTATAATGTGTCCTGAGCGTGGCCTTGGCATACTTGAAATTAAAAACGTTGACTGGTTTGTACATAATGACAAGTGGGAAGACGACGAAGCCCCAGCACACATTGAAATACAGCTGCAAGACCAGCTGCACGTAACTGGCTCAACATGGGGCGCCGTTGGGTACCTTAAAGGTGGTAACGATGCTGGTGTGTTTATTCGTGACTATGATGTTGAAATGTGTAAAGCCATTGAGCAAAAAGTTAACGAGTTCTGGGAAAGCATTGAAAAAGACGAAGTGCCACCAGCAGACTACCATGACGATGCTGACTTTCTTATTGAAATGTACAGCAAGGACGACGGCACAGATGTTGACATGATGGAAAACGAATCATTTTCTACGTTGTGCGCTGATTATTTCGATGTTAATAGTGTCCGTAAGGAAGCTGAAAAAGAAGAAAAAGCACTTAAAGCTGAAATACTTGAGGCTGTTGGTGACCACGCTAAGGCATTTACAGCTGGCTTTAATGTTAGCGCCAAGCGCAGCAAGGATGGTGTTGATAAAGTGTTTGTGGTTGAGCATGGTGATGATGGTGAGATAATTGTCAACGATGGCAAGGACTCGATTATTGTCCTGCAAGGTGAAAGTGCAACCGTTGTTAAATCAAAAGGCCGCTCTGGTTCAAGGCGCCTGCTAATTAAGGAGAACGACTAATGTTACCAACATTTGTAAACACATGGCCAAATCCAAAGCAGGTTGCGTTAAGGCATCTTATTAAGGTTGCTGATAATTACACTTACGATAGCGATAAAAAGAAATGGCAGTTTCATTTTGATCACGGTGTGCATGCAGGCGTTACAACGCTAAACCTGAAAAATAGCCATATAAACCCTATAAAGGTTATAACAATGCTCAAGAATGATATTGGCTGGCCTGGATTTTCTGGTGCCTTAAACCAGCTTGAGCGACAAGCAACTAAAATATTGGAGGTAAAATAATGTCTGAAAAAACAGCAATACAAACGGTTGAGGAAACAAAACCAGCGTTAACGTCAACAAATGCGTCTGTATTTACTAATATACAGTGCTTTGAAGATGCGCAGCGCATGGCAAAGGCGTTGTGTGCATCAAGTATTGTACCAGCATCGTATAAAAACAATATCGGTGACACTATGCTTGCGCTTGAAATGGCACAGCGTATCGGTGCAACACCTATTGCGGTTATGCAAAGCCTGAACATTATCCACGGACGCCCTAGCTGGTCAAGCTCGTTTATTATTGGCGCGCTTAACAGTTGTGGTAGGTTTAAATCGTTGCGCTTTAAAAAGGGCCACAGCAAAGAAACTGGCAACACATGTCAGGCTTGGACATATTGCAAGGAAACTGGCGACGTGTTAGAAGGCCCGACCGTAACAATGACCATGGCGAAAGCCGAGGGCTGGATAAGCAAGTCTGGATCCAAGTGGAAAACCATGCCAGAACTTATGATAATGTATCGTGCTGCAGCGTTCTTTGGGCGCCTGTATGCACCTGACATTTTAATGGGTATGCAAACTGACGATGAAATGCGTGATATTGCAGCCAATGAGGCCAAACCTAAGCCAGTTAAAAAGGCTGGCAGCACTATGGCGTCACAAATAGTTAAGGAAGCTGTTACAAGCGAGCCTGAGGTTGAAACCGTAGTGGTTGAGGCTGAGATTGTGGAAGCTGAGGTCGTTGAGACACCAGCAGAAAACAAAAACCAAGAAGATCCGAACGATCTATTTTAAAAAAATAAAGGAATAAAATACTATGGGTACAAAAAAACTTTACGACATGGCAGTACGAACTGGCGAATTTACAGACAAGGAAGGTAACACAAAAGGTAAATTCCTTAATGTTGGTGCCATACTTGAAACTGAAAAAGACGACGGTAGCAAAAACCGCTACATGTTGCTTGACCGTACATTTAACCCAGCAGGTGTTGTAAGCCCTGACGGACGTTCAAATGTAATGGTTTCATTGTTTAAACCTAAAGGCAATGATGATCAACAATCGGCTCCTGCCAAAAAGAAAACACCAGCCCCTGCAGATGATGCAGCGTTTGATAGTGAAATACCATTTTAAAATGGCACTTACTATATAGATATGTTAAAATAGGGTATCAAAATGAAAGGTACCCTATTTTTATGAAAAAATGTTTTAAATGCGATATAGAAAAACCGCTAACAGAGTTCTACAAGCATAAACAAATGAAAGACGGACGTGTAAATAAGTGTAAGTCTTGTAATAAATCTGATGTTCAGGAGAATTATAAATCTAACATAGATAATATAAAAGAATACGACAGAAAAAGGGCTATGCTACCTCATAGAGTTAAAGCAAGGTCCGAATATCAAAAAACACACGCTGGTGCGGATGCTGTTAAAAGGTCAAAGTTAAAGTATGCAAAGATAAATCCAACGAAAACTAAGGCTAAAAACATGCTAAACAACGCTGTACGTGACGGCAAGTTATTTAAACCAATATTGTGCAGTCAATGCCTTGTAGGCAATAAAAGAATACATGGCCACCATTACGACTACACAAAGCCACTTGATGTTATTTGGTGCTGCCCTGCTTGTCACCGTAAAATACACACTGGTGAAATTGAGGCGGCTGTTACATTTGAACAGTTGCAGGAAAATTTAAAAATTAAATAAACAAAAGCCCCTGCTGGGGCTTTTTACTATTCGCAATGCTTTTCGATTGTTTTATTGTGCGATAATATTTGCTCTTTGGTGCGCCGTGTTAGCACGTCGTCATAGTCAAGAATTATTTTTCTTACTATTTCGCACCCTTGTATGCTTGAGCAACTGCTTATCAAGCTCATCATCAGACAGAAGCTCAACAGCCTCACGTATTTCAACAGATTTTCTAGCACGTTTTATCACCCCACGTTTTTGCAGGTCCTTTGATATAGATACAAACAAAAGACCAAAATAATCTTTAAAAGCTAATATGAGTTTAACCCACATTATTTTTTCTCATCAAATGCAATAAGCAATGCACCTGCAACAGACATACCAGCTGCAGAAATTTCTACTGCAAGCTCAGGCTTGATTGTTGCACCAAGTGCTGTCGCTATAGCAACGATACCGGTCCATGTTGTTTTTTGTCGTAGTAAGTTTAAAATTGTTTTCATAATTAAACACCTTCTTTTATAAAAAATTTCCGTACATCAAAGTTAGGGCAGGTTTTCTTCACGCCTTTTAAATCGCAATGCCCTAAAGTTTCAATAGGTCCAAAGAACATTCTAGCAGCTTTGTCCAGTTGTTTCAATGCCACCAACTGTGCAGGGTTTGGGTAGCCGTTGCCAACGATACATGTGCCAATGCTGTTTTTATTAAACCCATAAGCGTGCGCACCTGGGGCCTGGATGTTTCGCCCAGCGTGCAAAGAGCCGTCAACGTATATTACAAAATGATAACCAATGTCACTCCATCCGTTGCCTTTAGGCTTTGGATCTGTGTGCCATTTTTTAATATCTTCAACTGTTGTGTGGCGCCCCTCTGGTGTGTCGGAGCAGTGAATTATGTGTTGTGTTATATCTCGCATGGTATTATTTCCTGCGTTTTATTTGTTCTTTTCTGCGCTTCCAATCTATAAAATACCATTCGCAAAATGCGTTAATAGCTTTAAATATCATGTAAAGTGCTGCAGCGATTGCGGTTATACCTGCTGCAATAGGGTTTATAACAAGTTCTAAATATTCAACCCATGCTGGCGCTGTTATTCCTACCCCTGTCAGTGCTGCTACCTTTGCGTTTGCAGTTGTCATTACAACTTCGCTTATTGTTTGCTTTACTGTCATTTATTCTTCTCAATATGTATATGGACGGTATAAAATCAAAACCTTTTGGTTTCCAACTATCACCTAACCCTGTTAAAAATTCCCTGAACACCCTAACACACCTGCACCTTATAAATAAACTGCTTGGTGTTCTGGCTTGACTGCCTACAAGGCCGTCGAGTTCCTTACTAATATTCTTGGATATTTTTACGTGTGTGTCAATCAAAACATAATCGGAAAACTTGCGTTCAATAGTTTTTATACATTGTAGCGTGTGCCTATTTCTTTTAAACATATACCATTTATTACCAGTGGCAATCGACATTGACGAGGCTGACACTCCAAAAATCGTTGTAAAATAATCAGTTAGCTTTTTTTGGCCTGTAAAATAAAATGAACACATTGTCGTGATTGAACGCATCACTTTGCAGGTCATAATTTTTTATTATTTGAAAAATTGCTAGCAATGAAAACAAAAGAATTTCACAAAACCACTGTAACGGCGTTACATTAAGCATTGCCCAGTCGGTGGATAAGATATACCCATTATATAACATAACGGACATGAGGACGCTTTTAGCCTTATAATCGTTAGGGCAAATATAATACGCAATGGAGGACATTAAAAATATTTCGGTTTGTGACTGAATTATATAAAACCAGTCGTCCATACCTTCAAAGAAAGAAAAACCGCTGGCAATAAAATACATTATCACCAGTGGGATTAGAGTTTTATTTTTTGGCTTTCGCCCTCGCAGGCATTGTTGCCTTTGCTTTAACACTATTTCTACCCCTGCCATCCGTAGATGTTTTTGTTTTAGTGTTTTGTACTTTAACAGCTTTTGTTTGTTTTGGCATTATCTTATCCTTTTATTTTAATTGTTCCAGCGTCATTCCACAAATCACCTGTAGTCAGGCCCGTTGCAGACGTTGGTAAATTACCAAGGTTCATTTTTTGAGCCTTAATCTCACCATCACCTCTGATGCTTGCAGTTTCGTTTGCGTCTTTATCTTTAATGCAAAGCGCCCTATCAGTGTTCGAGTGGCTTAGTCCGATTTGAATCGTCATAAACCTTCCATTTGTTACATAGTCCCATATACATCTCATATTAAAAATCTCCGAATTTATCAGCTGGTGTAAACACTGCGTCACCTGCTAGTGTTAAATCTAATGCTGCACCCCTTATGGATAGCATCCCTCTTACTGGAACGCCTGCAAAAGCTGGATTCCTGTTCATTGTTCTTGCATCAAGAGCCACGGCAGCGACTGCTGATGTGTCACTATTATATGTAGTTTGACCATACTGTATAACCTCTTGTTCAGCGTCTGGACTTTTCTGAAGTAGACAATTTACCCATCTGTTGGTTGTGACAACACCATCTGGAGCAGAAGCCCCACCACCTGAATTATTATCATAGACCGCACCAGTTATAGCGGCAATAAAAGAAGATTTAAAACCTCCAATACCATCTTGCCACGTGAAGTTTATTGGCTGTCCAGTTTTTACGCCAGTTGTTTTGTTATTAGGGTCTAACGGGTTATTCTTTGTGTTTATACCTAAATAAAATGCAAGGCCTTCTGAAACAGAGAACTGTAAATTACCAGCTGGATCGCCAGAAAAGACATTACCGTCCCTATTTAAAGCACCTAAAACCTGAGTTAGATCAGTTAATGAGGCAGCCATATTCAGTGCTGATGCAGATGTGAAGTTTGAAACGCTTGATAAATTAACATTATTACCATGAACAACAGAGCCGAACTGGAGTAATGTTCTTAATTCTTCACCTGTAGGGAATGCCAGCTGTTGCACAAGTAAACCATCTTTATCGTAACCCATAAAAGATGTGGGTGCAGTAGCTAAATGCTCAACTGTTACAGCAGTTTTTGCTGGAATGACAATAGGGTAGCGTTTTATATCTTGTGGGTTACTGTTATCAACAACAACACCTATAAGCTCAGTGTGGTCAAATTTTGTGTTATCGCCACCGTTTATAGAAATAACACCACCATCAATGAACGTCGTACTGCTGGCCTGATTTATCTGCTTTATCACCTCACCTGGTCGTGACATTACAGTATTTTCGCTTATAGCCATTATGAGACCCCTTCTGTAACCGATATCTCCGACTCTTTTTTAACAGCACTGCGCACCCAAAGATTGACGCCGACTTCAATTTTTGCATTTGCCCATTTTAATGGTGCAATAATGTGGCCGCGTGCATCCGCTGCAGGTTGCGCAACAGATTCGTTTAAATAAATTTGACTAGAGCCAAGGTTTTGCACACTGTAAGTGCTTTCATCAACCAGCGTCAATGTGTCCTTGATGTCTTTCCAGTTGTTGTCTATATCTTCAAATTGTGTAGCCATTTTTTTTACCTCTAGTTGTTTTTAATATGATATACCGAAAAATGCGAGCCATCTATTTCGTGTAAATGTTTCCCACTCAATGGTATTTAACTTTTCAATATCCGTCCTTGATCGTATGAGCCTTTTAATATCATACAGCTTTAACCTCAACGCTTCAAATTTTGCCATTGCTGCTTTTTCTTCTGGCGTTGTTTTTATGTTTGGGTTGTTATGGTTTAGCTGGTCCTCGTTAGTTACACCCAAGGCAGCTAAGTCGCGTTTAAATCCACGTTTAACATCCATTAGTTTACTTTCAATCAACTCCACTAAAGGGTCAATACTGTTGGCATAGTCTATCTGCTCTTGCGTTACTTCTATTTCTTTAAAAACAGACTTGCCTTTTTTTACATATGCAGCTTGTGGCATATTACGCCTCCGTCCTATAAATTACTTTACCTTTAAGCACTTCTCTGCCAGCCGTGCCACTTAGAATAAAACCTCTATATCCTATTTGTATAGTGGTTATATCACCTGCAAATTTATACATCCCCTGCGTATTTGTTACCTCTGCCGAAGTTGTACCAGTAGCATTTACAGCTTGAACGCTTGTCATACGAACGGCGTTCTCTGGGTTTTCAAGGGGATTTCTAACGACAATTTTACCGTTTAAAATTTTCAGAATTGTACTCTGGTCGCATATGTCGATAGAGTTGGTCGACGACGATTCGGACACTAGAGCCGACCCATTATTTGCCCCTGCACGTTGTATAAGGTAATGGCCGTTTACATGGTCGCTGTTAAACGTGTAAACCATTCTGTCGCCGTTGGTGTTAGTTTCAAACCAAAATTCAAACTCGTGAAAATCTTTATCAGGGTTTAAGGTGAACTCTATCAGAGCTGTGGCAGACGTAATTTCTAAAACAGCCTCTATGGCATACCCACCGCCGCCACCGCCACCGCCGCCACCTCTTCCAGGACCCCAAATAGCCATAACTTATCTCCCTAAAATTTCAAGTTCAAGGCGATCCATTTCCGCCTCAATATCTGGGCAGTAAACAGTACCGTCCTCGTTATAGCCGATAAGCTTGTTGTCGCCGCGGCGTTTCATTTCACGCGCAGCACGCTTTGTCATCATGCCCTCAAGTTTTGTTACCTCTTCCAGGGCTAACTCTTTTTCTGTTGGCTCTACAATTGGCTCTGGCTCTGGCACAATAATTTCTATCTGCGCCCATTTTTTACCATCAAAGCGGCAGTTGTAGCCGTCTTTAAACTCTGGCTTTTTGAGGGTTGCCATGTTTGGCAGTAAAATGTTACCAGTTTTGTCTTTTTGCGCCTCTGTTATACCTGCAAAAACTCCATCATCGTCAAACGAGAATGCTTGTACAAATTCATGTGCTGATTTTTGTGCTGATTTTTTTGCCATTTTATTACTCCGCCTTAATTGCATAAACAAATGCTATGTTTACTGGTCTTGTTTCTGTGCTGTCTAATGATGTAACTGGGCCAGTTAAACGAACTGCACCAGATGAAGATCCTGCGCCACCCTCGTTAGCTGTAGACATGCTCGTGCCTGTACCGTGAGTCCATGTTTTCACGATTTTAGACGTACCCACAACAGAAGTTTCGTGCTTATGTCCTCGAACTAGGTCTGTTTGTGAGCTGCCGATAACACGACCGCTGTCAACGCCACGACCTTGGTCAGCACCACGTATAAACTCGCCCCTTGTTTCTGGCAGCGTTGTGCCACCTAGAGCCGTTTCAAGTAGTGGGTATGTTATTCCGCTAAACCCTGCACCGTTACAAATCAAAAAGCTTGCTGGTATAGCTGCCAGTGTAGGGAATGCAACAACGCCACCTACTGGGAAACCACCGCTCGCAGCTTTTTCCTCAAAACTTTGCCAGAATCCAGGGCGGTTAGCGCCAGTTGTAGGATCCTTTGTAGCCGTTGCCGGTCCGCTTACAGCGGTTGCGAAATACAAGTTATCGTCGGAGCCTTTTACGCTGGCGCCAATTTCATAATCAATAGTGGTGCTATCCCACTCTAAAAAGCCACCGCCCTTGTTAAGTTCAACAAGCATTGCGCTGTGTTCTTTGTAAAGCTCGTTAAACACTTCACGCTCAGGGTTGTTACCACCTGGCTGTGAATATGCAACTGGCCACCCCTCGTCACGGTCAAGTCCTGCTGACTCAGGTGTTTCAGTGTCGCCTGACACAGCCCATTTTGTTATTAGTAATGAATCACTATCTCTAGCCATGTTGCTCCCTTATAACTGTGAAAAGTCTTCTGTTAAAATTGCTGGCGTGTAATTGGCAATGTCGTCAATTGTTGTACACCCTGTCCATGTTTCGGCTTGCGGTATATCGCGCAGCTCCTGACGCTTGGCTTTAATTACATTTACCTTGTCCAGCTCATTGTTGTCATACGCCTTTAAATGCTCAATGCCAATTGTGTTGTAAATTTCTTTACGAGCCTCTCTAAATTCTGCCATGCGAATTGTTTTTGCATGTGCAAGATCTTCAACCCAAGCGGTACCATCAAAAAGGTGGTACGGCGTTGGTGGATCCAGTGACAGTATAGCCGCTGCAATTTCCTGTGGTGTTGGCGCGGTATAGCCAAATCCTTGACCATCCGCATGAACTGTTACTGCGGTGCCATCGTCGCTATATCCGCCAAGTGGCATAATTTTATGTAACGCTGCTGATCTTTGTAAGCTCATGTTAGTCCTCTATTTCTGTTGCTATAATGTAATGAGTATTATTTGTAGTGTCCATACTAAATCTAACAGTCATTGGACCAAAGGCTCTGTTTGCTGCATATTTAAATGTTTTAGCAGCCAGTGTTGTGTTTGTATAAACACCGAGCTGAGTAAAGTCGAGTTGTGTGTTTTGATCTACCTGCCCTCTAGTCATCCAAGACAAAGTGTTACTAGCCCCTTCAATAATTTTACCAATAGTATCTGTTCTACCCGATGTATTGATGAAAAATGATCTTGTCATCACCTTTACATGTATCTTACTTGTTGTTGACTTCGGTGTAATAACTACAGAATGACCTGATATATCCGTATATGATGTAGAGGTAATGTCGTTAGAGCCAGTTGTGATTTTTGTGAACACCGATTGTAGCATCTTACCACCGCCAGCGCCAACTTGAGTCCACACAGCAGCCGCCTCGGTGGCATCAACACAAAACCATAGGGTATCATCTGTTACATTAACCCATTTACTGCCGACGCTGTAACCCTCTGTGTCGTCATTATCTGCATCTGGATCAACAGTTGCGTCAAGCTTTTCAAGCGGTCCAATGGCCAAAACTTTTTCGTCGAAGCTAACCCAGAAGTCAGGACGGTTTCCGCCAGTCGTAGGGTTTTTTGCAGTTGTTGCAGGGCCGCTTGCGGCTGTTGCAAAGTATATAACATTGTCAGAGCCTTTAACAACAGAACCGATAGCGTAGTCAATTACCGTGCCATCCCATTCAAGCAGTGCGCCTGCTTTGTTAAGTTCGTCAAGCATAGCTGTATGCTCTTTAAAAAGCTCGTTGAAAACTTTACGCTGCGGTCGCGGCCCACCTGATACAGAATAAGCAGCATCCCAACCTTTGTCACGGTCCATGCCAGCAGTTTCAGGCGTTTCAGTTTCACCTGTTGCAGCCCATTTTTCAATTAACAGTGAGTCAGCATCTCTAGCCATGTCATTTTTTCCCTATAAACTAATAATTTTTACAAACGGTGCATTGTCAAAGTTGATGCCGTTATCATCAAAGCCAAATGAATCCTCGTCGTGTACATTGTATAAATTAACAAGTCTCACGCCACTCGGTTTTGTAAGTAATTTTGTATCAAGCAATATTGTTATTTCATCGTCGGTTAGCGTTCCCTCGATAACAACGTCCATTGTCATGTCTTGATTATCAATATAATGACCCGAACCGAATGCCGCTGTCAATACATTATCCATTGACGACACCGTGCCGTCGGTTAATCGCTGCGCTGCCTTTGCAATAATTAACTGCCTGTAAAAGTCGTCTGCGATAGGCACACCAACAGAACCGAGCCTGTTTGTGAATGGCGCCTGATCAAAGCCAAAGTTTTCACTACCTTCAAAACCTAAAACGGTTACATCCTCGGCTGGTAGAAATGGTCTAGGCAGGCCAAACTTTTCACCAATACGGTCAAGGAATATCCCATCGGCGTCAAAAACAGACGCTTGCCCTTCAAATTCGGACCCAGGTACACACAGCTCAACCTCAATGATTGCATTTATTTCATCGAGAAGCCCTACAAGGTTTGGACTGTTTTTATATTGCTGTATCAGCAAATCGCTATTGTTTAAAACACCGCTCATATTACACCACCGTTATGTTAATATCGTCTTGGCTTTCGAGTATAACTTTCTCGTTTAGTTTTGCCGCTATAGAAGGAATGCCGCCACCGCCGCTTTTTAATTTTAGGGAAATTGTGTTTACAATTACACCTGGGACCGAGTTAATAGGCGTAAATAATCTTGCCTCGTAAAGCGTCTCACCAATGTTAATGCCGTCAGTTTCAAATATATTTTGGTCAAAACCTTCTAGTGATCCGTTTACATATTCCTCAATGCGCTCTTTAATAAGTGCAACGGCGTTACCTGGGGCCGTAGGACTAAATGTAACGTTAAGATCTAACTCAAAAGGTATATCTGTTGAGCGGTAAAATTTAATATCAATCATGCCGCCAGTGTATGTAATAGGCACTGTAACGTCGCCATCTGTACCAGTACCGCCAGTCTTGGCTATTTGAATTTGCTCTGCAATTTCTTGGTCCGTTCCACCCTCAACAACGACTGCAACTGAATGCGGTGGAATTGTAACGCCATTTACAGCAAGTGGTGCCGATGTATCGTTTTCGCCAGCTGCAACATCACTGACACCAGTAACTGTTGAAACGCGCCCAACAATAGACTCAATCGGTGCAATAGCGTTCTTTGATAGCTCGCGCTGGTAGCGTGCGCGATAATCTGAATCTGTTTCCTCTGGCACACCTAAAACGGCAGCTGTTGGGTTTGTAATTGTTTCCCAGCCAACAACAATGTCAACAATACTTGTAAGCTCACCTATTTCTGCAGGTATAGCACCAGTAACAACTGACTCCATTGACGTGCTTAAATTACCTGAACCGTCAAGCTGTGCATCCTCAATTAAACGAAACTCGTCGCCGTTTATTGTTTTTGCGCGAGTGCCAGCTGGTATAAGTGTTGTCGCAACACCAGTAAGGTCAACGTTAACAACTGAACGCTGTGCAGCATTACGCGGAACGCCAAGTGTTGAAAATAAAGCATCGAGCTGTTGCCCAAAACCTGCAAAAATGCTGGTGGCACTGTATGCGCTCACAAGACCTTCGTCAGTTTGCGTTAATGAAAAGGCAATAATACCTATAAGCTGCCCTTGTGGCGTCTCGCTTGATACGTCAAGGTCCTGCCCAAAAACATTTTTAAACGCTGTCTCAAGCAACGCAATATATTGATCTAAAGTTGTTGGTGTTATACCTGTTCCTGAAACTGTAGCCATTTAAACTGTAACCTCCATGTCGCCGAAAATTGTTTGTATTTGCGCTCTATATGTAAAAACTCTTGTGTTAGGGTCAAGGTCGGCCTCAACTTCACCAACGCTTGTCACTTCTACTTCGTCAAGTATAACAGCATTGAATATACTTGCAACTAAACCTGTGTCAGCAGGCTTAACAAGCACGTCCTGAAAGTACGGTATGCCGTCTGTATTGTCCAAAAACCACTCACTTATAAAAAATTGCAGCTTCTGTATTATTTTTTGTCGCAACCCTTCAAGGTCCACTGCCGTTGTGAAATTTCCGTCAACAAGCTGTATATCGCCGTCTGTAAAGTTAATTGTCTTTGCCATTAGTTTGGCCCTCCTGTGTTACTGCCGCCTGATTGTACGCCGCTGTGTGTATGTGTGTCTAATTCAATGCCGTTTGATGTTACCTTGCCAGTTACGGTAATGTCACCTGTAACGTTTATGTCCGCTTCCACTTCCACTGTTGGTGCAGATACATTAACTGGTCCAGTCGAAGTAATGTTAATAGCGCCATCAGTAACGTTAATGTAATTAGTGCCTGTTTCATTTTGCATTGATACTCCGTCTGTTGTTGATGGTGTAACCTCTAAACCTCCAAAACCTGGAATTATAATTGCATCCTTGATATCCAAAAGTGATTCGTCAGGGTCTGCTGTTCCAAATGCTTCTTTAAATTTAGTTAGGCCGCGCTGTGAAAATACGCATAAAACTGTGTCGCCTGCCTTTATTGGCAGCAATACTACAAAGCCGCCACCAGAAGGATGAACAACTGGAACGTTTGCAATTGCGGGCCTGGCTGTTGTCGTGCCATCAGTGCGCTTAACATTTATAGCTGGGACAACCCTAGCGCGCTTTGTTGTAGAATTATAAGACTCAACAACTCCTGGCATAGCGGTATAGACACCTTTAAGCATCTGCTCAAATGCGAATTTTAAAACGGTTGTCAAATCACCGTAGTCTATTTCCTCATTCAGATTGCTCATTTAATTCACTCGCTATAATTTCAGTCACGTATTCCCCAGTACGATTATCACCCCTATGCACCACTTTTGTCACCTTATAAAATCCCTGTGACTCCGCGGCCCTAGCATTTTCTGC